CTTCAGCCAATAAACCTACCGACACGACGAGAACGCCCATAGTGGCGCTAGGCTGTATAGTTTCAACAGTAAGGAAGAACTGAGTGCTACTTACTGTTGCTCCGCTTGCAGGACCAGCTGCAATCACTTCAGTCTGGGGAATACCCATTGCGTTAGTGCCGACAATCGTGAATGCAATACCTGCCAAGGTTGCTTGGACGGGAGCAGTCAATGTCACTCTATGAGCAAGCCCATCGAATGTGCTGGTTGTCTGTACGGCAACCGCAGCGCCAGTACTCGTCAGTCCGTTTCCATTGAACCAGATTGGGGAAGTACCTGTTGGCGTCAGTGTGCCTATTTTAATTGGTCGCATTATTTACTCCTTTAAGTTCAAAAACCCACCGAAGTGGGCTTACCTAGATTATGCAACACGAGTAAATGTGTACGCTGTTGAGCTAGAGAACATAAGAGTAAATTTTGCTTGACCAGTTACGCCAGCAGGAATTGTTTTAAGACCAGCGCTGGCAGCAACGGCAGCACCTAGTGCTGATATAATACCATTTGTGGCAACTGCAATAGTTACTACGTTCGCGCCCGCTGTGTTATCAATGTACAGGTCAAATACAGTACCCTTTGATGCGCCTAACTTTGTACCCAATAAAGTACCAGTAGGTAATGTTAGAGTAGTGGCGGCAGCCGAAGTAGATGTGATGTATCCTGAAGCAACCTTATCTGCCGTAAGTGTTGAAGTAGCGTTAGCTGTTACAGCTACATGCGAATAAGTAGGATTAACTATCTTACCGCCGCTAATGCTTCCGGTTACGTTACCAGTTACATTACCAGTTAAATTACCAATAAAACCATTTAATGATTTGACTGGTCCTGAAAAAGTTGTATTACTCATCTTAAAATCCTCACATGCGAGTTAAAATATTTTTTGCTGTCTGCATGTCGTCAGCAAAAGCTGTCAGCAAAAAAAGAAATTCTTTTAAAAAAGTCTCCCTGACTTTAAAAATAAAGTCAGGGAGATTACTTCTCTAGGTTCCCGGAGTTCCGAAGACACCACGAGGATCTGTCCAGCCTACTGTGTAACGCTCTGTCGCTTTATAACGCATAGAGTCTGTTGCAAAGTCGCCTTCCATTGATTTTTCCAAACCGCGACGCATTAGAAGTTTTAAACCTTCTGGCGCATCAGTTTGAACCCACCAAGCAGTACTAGAAGTAATGCGAGAAAGGTTTGCTTGACCGTCTGACAAAAGACCCATTGATTTAATAGGGTTAATGTCGTTGTCAGCTGTTCCAGCTTTCAGTACTGATTTCAACAATGTTTCCGCTTGGAAAACATTACTTGGACCAGTAACGATTTGAGTTGGAGCCAATCTGATTCGTTTACCGTTGTTATCAACAGCGTTACGGATCTGAATAAGCATTTGCTCAAGTGAAGTCTGAGACAACGCAGCAGATGTAGTAAGAACATTACTAAACACACCGTTAACGATTGGATGATTAGCATTGCTCAAAGAAACACCGTCACCACCAGTATATGTACCGTTAAAAGCTCGGTTCATAATGTTAGCAGTTAAAGTTTCTTTAGTTTCAATCAAAGATTGCGCTAAATGTTTAGCGTAAGTTTGACCTATACGAATGTGATCGCCATCTTCAACCAATACTTTAGTCAATGCAAATGCAAGACCGTAGACATGGTAAAGGTAACGCTGCACAAATAAAATACCACCTGACTCATAAGTGACAGCCATGCCATCTGGAAGCTCAGGTGCCGCGCCGAAACCGTAAAGAACTGGTTCTTCATGGTAGTTGCGTGGGATACCTTTCTGCTCACGGAAGACTTGCTTCCACTCATCAGCTCGTTGGTCATAGACCCCGTCAAATACTTCGTTGAGGATTGGCTCAACGACTGACCGGAAGTCCGTACTACGCATTGGAGTAGCCATAGTCTATTCCTCCTTTATACTGAGTTTACAGCAGCTTTGTACTGGTGTTCGTTAATACGAACTGATACCACTACATGAGCGTCTGTTAATGAATTGTCAGCGCCGCCCGCGATACCTGTGATCTGAAATTGACCACTAGTAGCTTGGATTGCTGTTAATTTTGTCGTAGAAAGACCTACTTTGGTGTTACCACCCGGACTTGCTACAACCCAATCACATTCTTCACCTACAGCTGTTTGAACCGTAGTTCCAGCTGATGGGTTAGGATACTCAACATCGAAAATAGTTTCTGGATCATCATAGACAAATGCGACTACTTCTGTTCCTGTTGTGCTTGCTGGCCAAAACGGTGATAAAGATGGACGGCCAGTAGAATCGTTATACTGAACCCCCGCAAAAATACCCAACATTTTAATGCCATCAGTTGAACCTGATCTTGTTCCGTCACTTGTTGCTAGTTGAATTGTTCCGTTATCAACTAATTTTACTGGATCACCTTGGAAAATGTTTTGCGCATATCCCGAAGTTACAACGTACGCCTTCGCTGTAATTCTTCCACTATTGTGGTAAGAAGCACGAAAGCCAAATGGTGCAGATGTACTAGACATACTGAACTCCTTGGTTAATAGATTGTTCGTCAGACAAGATCAAATCGACCTTGTCGCTTCTCTCCAAAACCCTTGTTACCATCACCTTCTGCAATGCTACTGCCGTCTCCTTCAGCCTGTTGCCTAAGAAAATCAGCCGTGTCTGTTAATTTGCTTTCTTCGCGTAAAGGAGCATCGTGATGGGCTTCCATCATGTACTTCTCATATAACGATATTGGCAATTTAAAAGCCAGCATTTCGTTAACCCCTATGAATCCCTGCCAGTCACCCGTTTTGAGTGCTGCATATTCCCAGCCCGGTACATCTTCAGGCTTTAAAGGCTCGTAACCTAAACGGATACGCCCTTGGATTGAATCACGAGGATTAGTCGTTGTAAGCCAGCACATGTGCCAGCCGTCGATTTCTGGTAAATCTGGTAATGAAGATTGAAATAATTGTTGACGGAACATTTCTACCCGTTCGTTTTCGGTGACTTCCCGACTTTCGGTATGCGCACGATCTACCATCGCACGGTTTGCACGTCCTTCATCTACGGATTTCTTTACTCGTTCGTCTGTTTTACTCATATTTAGTCGCTCCTATACAGCGATGGGTTTATTATCATTTATATTTGCTAAAAAAGCAAGTAGTGTGTTAGTTGTTCGTTTTATCATAAGCCGCGTATCGTTTTACATAACGCATCCTTAGTACTGGGTCGTCCCAAACACCAGCTTCTACTAGAGCTGACTTACGTTCTGGACTGATGTAAACTTCTTTTCTAGTCGAAGAAGGGGCATGTTCTTTACCCGACCCAACTGCTGGACCGCCTCTAGCTTTGCGCGTTCCTTTACTTGGACTATTTGAAGACACCTCATCTTCAAATCTTTCTGGCAACCTATGAGCAGCCCTTGCCGTTAACTCATCCCAATACTCATCAGTCTGAGGATTATAACCGTCTCTACTAAGAGATTGGTCAATAGCCATAACAATAGCTGAATCTTCATCTTGACCATTTGAATCGTACCACGGGTTATCATCCATAAACTGTTTAGCTAGATGCATAGTGCGGTCATCAAGTGATGGAGGTGCAGAAACTGCTTGCTGTGATGCTTGCTGTTTATTATAAGTAAGGTGTTGAGCTTTGTTCATAGCTTCGTCACGATACTTCATCGCTTTAGTAACATCATTACCGTTGTTCTGTTCAACAGCTTTGGCAATGACGCGCTCTGCCATGTCAACTTCTTTATTAGCTTGAGCAATTGCTTGGTCAATGCTTGAAAGTTCTTGTTTGTGTGCTCTTTGTTCTTGTGTACTAATACGTCTTTCTAAGTCGTCGTTACGACCTCTTAGAAAATCTAACTCTGTCTTATCACGCTTGATAGCTGTTTGTTGACGTTCTTTACGTTCAGCTTTTTCTTTGCGTCTACGTTGGCGAATAGCATTGCGTTCTTCATCAGCGTTATCTTCTTCGATTTCAGCCTCAGCTTTAATACTATCGTCTTCTACTTCTTCAACAGGTGCTTCTTCTGTGATTACAATTTCTTCACTATCATCTTGTTCAGTTAAATCGTCTTCAACTAAAATTTCATCAACTACTTCTTGTTCAGCCATTACTCATCTCCTTTATCAGATGAACGCCTTAACTTTAAGCGGGTTAGCAACGCTACCCATAATGTCAAGGTCATTAAAAATAACAAACATCGCCGTTTCACCATCCAAAGACTCAGGGAGAGGAACTTCCCATCTATCGCCTCCGTACTTAGCTACACGTACAAAATCACCTTCTTGGCACCAGTCACCTTCTGGCCAGCTTTCCATCGTATTACGATTCTTAAAAGCTAACGGACCAAGTAAAACTACCTTGGCGACTTGGGTGTTCCATTTTTCAGTGTCTGTTGTGTCTGTTGTTAATATAATTCCACCAGCTGTTTGTTTCTTAGCTGTGCGTATTTGAACCAGAACGCGGCTACCGAAAGGCCGGATACCAGCATCTGCTGCTGGAAATGCCTCTACAAGTGCGTCCTCATAACTCATCTCTTCCATTCCTATCCTCGTCTATTAAGTTTAAAAGTATGTCTATGGATGCTTCATACCCAGCAACCATACCCACGCGATATCCATACTCAAAAGTATCGCGTTTCTGAGGTCTTTTCAATGCTTCAAGCGCAAACTCCGCTTGATTAGCTTTGATAAGATTCAAAAGTTTTAAGTCTATATTCACTTAGATTTCTTAGCGGTCTTAGCTGCGCTCTTAAAAGCTCCAGCCGATGGTGCACCTGCTTGCCCTTTCTTACGCATTTTCTCAGGTTTCCCTGTGGCTGGATCTTTTTTCCCAGCTGCAACACGTTTCTTCTTGGCTTGAATGTTTGCGTATAAACCTTTTTTAGCTACCATTGACTTCTAGCCTTCTTTTTAGATGAATCACTAAGTTCACCAAAATGAAGTACAACCTTAGAAGTTTTTCCCATCTTAGCGCCACTCATCAAAGTACCGTCAGGGTGCTTGTGTGTTTTGCCAGTAAATAGCTTCCCGTTCTTCTCATAGTGATTTACGTTTTTCATAATTATTTCCTACTAGAACCTTGTTTGCATGAGCAACCCGCTGCCATGCGTTTGTGCTGAGGCACGTCAGGTGAGTCCATATTTATCTCGCCACCTTTGGCCATGCGAGTTGGACCATGAGTAGCGCCTTTCATAACTTTACCACTGGGCATCATATGTGTTTTCATTTGTTTCTCCTAAAATCCAGACCTATCGTTTAGTTCTTTAAGTAAGGCTATGTCTTTAGCTGTCTGATTATCCTGAGTATTCATTCGCTCTCTCGCCGCTAAATCTTCTGCCTTACGCATGTTTTCGCCTTGTTCACGAGTATTTAATCTGTCACTCTCAGACATTTCACTTATATTATTTTGTTCTATATGTGACATTTCTTGTAACGCTTGGGTTTCAGCTTTATCTTCACGCTCTGCTTGTTTAACAGCTAAATTAGCCCGTTCAATTTCCGCAGTTTGTTGCATTTTAAATTGTGCCATCTGATTAGCTTGTTCAAGTTTAACTTGCTCTAGTTGAAGTTTAGCAGCTTCTAGTTCTGCGCGCTGTGCAAGCTCACCTTGTTTAAGTTGAGCACTAAGCTGTGCAATTTGCATTGCGTCGCTTTCTTTTTCTATAAGACGAGTTGGTTTAAATTGCTGCGCCATTTCAGTTATTTGACTAAGCTCTTGACCAAATTCACCAAGCTGTTGCTCTATAAATTGTTGAACCTTTAATATAACAGACACTTGTTCTTCAGCTTCTTCTGGTATAAGTTCTTGAGACTGAGCTTTATCAATAGCGTCATGTGCTTCCGATAAATAATAATTTAATAAATGGTCTCTTAAATGCAGAGCCATTGGATACATATATGTATTAGCTATAGCTGGGCTTGAACCAAACATAGGTGATTTTAAAAATGGTAGATGTACCTGCAAGTGAGCCATGTGGTCTTGATTAGGAAGAACATATACAGGTTGACCCATAGCAGCCGCTACGTTTTCACTAA